GCAGTATTCATTGTTGTAGGTTTAGGTACATGGCTTTTTTCTTTGGCAGCTGTGTTTTTTCAGGTTGGCAGGATAGGAATGAGGTCAATTCTTAACGAGTTCTTTGGTAGTGACGCAAAAGAAAACGAGCAGCTACGCAAGGAGCAAGAGTGATGGACTATGAAAGCGTGAGTGACTTTGAGATTAATAAGGCTGTTGCTGAGTCTGTATTTCCAGATGATGCGATTATCACAACAAATGTTAACGGGTATCCGCCAAAATTTATAAATGACGAAAAAGGTAAAAAGGCGTTTTATGAAATAGATAAGATGCTTAATCCTGAAAAGTATAAAGATAGCGTAATAAACATCAGGTCTAGAGGTATGAGTTTTGTGCGCGACTTCTGCAACAACCCAAGCGATGCATGGCCGATTATCATGAAAAATAAAATAACCGTTGGGCCGCAGGAAAACGATATATGGGGTGCGTTTGATACTAGTGTTGAAAATACTTATGACGACAAAAACCCACTACGCGCTGCCATGATTGTTTTTTTGATGGCCGCCAAGGAGCAAGAGTGAAAATTAGCATCCAACTAACAATAGCAGGCTGGCTTACTTTGCTAGCCGACCTAATCTATGGGCTTCCCCCTGAATTTGGAGCCATAGGCATTCACTGCTTTATAGGCGCCATGATTCTTGCTGATATTGAAAGGAGAACCAAAGTTTGACACCCGAATAATTCAGGTGTAGTTTTACAGGCACTAAAATATACAAGCGGTAATCCGCACCCGTTAGCTTTTGCGGTTTTTTTGTGCCTGTAAAGCAGTCGCACGCCATAATTTTATCTATGGCGGGTTGAGAGGCGTAATACAATACCCGCAAGGGGAATAGGCCCGGAGCTACTTGTATAGCTTTAGTTGAGACCTGCCACCCATGGTGGCTTCCACTACTTAAATATACAAGAGGTCATTATGACTACATTTCTTAATGCCGAACTAAAGGCAAACAATAATCCGTTCTCGTATTCCAATACCGAAATAAATACCGCCATTGATGAAAATGGTGATGCATTTTTTGTCGCGAAAGAGGTATTTGATGCCCTCGAAATTGCATGGAGAGGGACAAAAAGCCTGCAAAAGCTGCCAGAAACATGGCGAGCTATACGGAGTTTCCGTACCCCTTCTGGCACTCAAGAAACAATTTTCATCAACGAACCTGCGCTTTACATGATCGCATTTCGCTCTAACAAACCCGAAGCCGTTAAATTTACGCAGTGGGTGTGCGAGGAAGTATTACCCTCTATTCGTAAACAGGGGTATTTCGGCACATTACCAGCCAAAGACCTTATTGCGCTGCGCAACCAAAAAATCAAACTCATTCAGGAACTGGTTAACTGCCGCGACCAGTTTGCCAAAAGTGCCTATATCACTACGTTGCGTAACATCTGCAACCAGCTGGGTGAACCCATGCCAAACACCGAGCTACTAGGCCAGCAGCTAGAACTAGGGGTGTAGCATGAGAAATCAAAGCCGATATCAAACCGCCTACGAACTAAGCGAATATTTAAAAGGCCTTCAATGCTTATTTGAAAACATGGATGATGGGCCAGTAGAGCACTTACAGGCGTTTCAGATGGTGCAGCTGCTAAAACCAGCCACCGAGAAAATAGAAATACTGGTAAAAGCCGAACGTTAAACAAACGAAAGCCCACAAATTAAAGTGGGCTTTTTTATTGCGCTTTTTGTTTTTTGCAAATACTTTAGTGTTTTAATCACCAAAGAAAGGGACTTCTCATGAAAGTACTTATTTGCTTAGCGCTATCATTTTTTTTAACCGCCTGTGCCTCTGTAGGCAATAAAATAGACCGAACCTACGTAGACAGAATAGAAAAAGGTGTAACCACTGAGGCTGAAATTAGAGGCCAACTTGGTAACCCTATGTCAGTTGGGGTAAACGCAAACGGCGAAAAAATCATGACATATATGCATGTTGCCTCTAAAGCTAGGCCTGAAAGCTTTATTCCAATTGCTGGTTTGTTTGTTGGTGGCGCTGACTCAGAGACAACAATGTTTATCATTACATTAGATAGTGATACCGGGGTGGTTAAAGACTGGAATTACTCGCAGAGTAATACCGGTGTAAGTACAGGTTTGCTAAACGCTAACTAATTATTTAACCAGTCGTTCGCACTGCTCAATAAGGCAGTGCAATGCTGCTGTGTGGTCTGTGCCGGTTTCTTCCATATTGATAAGCATAGATTTGATAGAGGACAAAAGGCTGGATAAAAGAAAGGTGTTTTGCTGCATGTTTATTCCTTTAGTACTGCGCTGTAAACAATTCAATACTATCAGTCTAAAGAAGTACGATCTGTTAATTCAAATCCACATTACTAAACATTTCGCTATAAGCCAGGCTATTCATATTCTTTTTTGCTGACCAAGTTAAGTAAATAATGGGTAAAGCTATCTAAAGTTCTATACCTCACATTGGGCCTGCAGGCGCAGCACCACATTTGAATAGTTTTTAGTTTTAACCCCTCAATTGCCGATGGATAGTTATTTTCTATAGCTACAACCGTTTCCCTGCTAATGCACAGTTTTTCTGCTATCTGTTGTTGAGTAAGCCCAGCCTCCCTGCGTAAAGCTCTTAATTGCTTCCCGTCAAACGACGGTGGCAGGCAAATCATGTGTACCTCACTGCCAAACCGAACCCTACGAATTAAAACAACCGAACAGGCTGCTGACGCGCATTATTAACATTTTATGCGGGGGCGCAACTATTGGACATTGGACATTTGAAGCGTTTACCCTGCTTTTATCGCCTATGCTTCTGTTTTTTATGACTTATTTTTTATTGCGCTTTTTATTGCTGTCAGTTTTGTGGTTTTTTCTGTCCGTTTTCAGCCGTTTTCTGTCCGTTTTGTTGTTTTCTGCGTTTCATCGTTTCTCTTATTATCATTATTTTTCTTTAAGAATTAATAAGATAAAGAAATATAGATAAAAGGGAGATGTCCAGTTTTAAAATCATAACTGGTCGGAACTGTCCAAAAAAAAAGAGCATGTCCGTAAATTTTGGACAGTTTTGGACAGTGCTTTGCCCTTGTTCTGCGCGGCCTGCATCGATAAAAAGGGGTAAATGTCCAAATGTCCGTGAAAATATGCCCCTGGGGATCCTATAAAATGCAGATATTGGTGAATGAGTGGTTGCAGTTTAAACAGCTGAATGAAGGCCGTTCAGCCGAAACTATTAAAAAGTACCGCTATTATCTAACGCTCTATCTCGCATTTTGCGAAAAGTCGCTAGTTGACCCTTACCAACCCAAACAGCTGCAGCTTGAACAGTTTACTGGGTTATTCCTGCATCAAATGAAGTTGGTACCACAAAGCAGGCGAACCGCTGTGGCCGCATTGCGTGGTTTCTACGAATACTTGTTTACCAAAGGCCATACACACGCGAATTTTACCGAATCACTCCCTTATCCGGCTTCTTCGCAAAAAATCCCCGTTGCTATGGGCCTACGCTCTTTCGAGCAGCTGCTACAAAGCTGTGACCTGGAAACATTTATTGGTATACGAGACGCTGCGATTATTGCGCTAATGGGTGGCTGTGGTTTGCGTTTGGCTGGTATTGTGTCGCTAAACCTCTCTAACATTGTTTCTTATGAGCACGACGGTGTTGAACGTTTAGCTATTCGCGTTGTTGAGAAGGGGAAGAAAGAACGGCAGGTTCCTTTGCCTATGGAAGTGCAACTATTCCTGCGTGTTTATATCGGCCATCCTGATTTACGTCATATCGACCGCACATTACCCAATGGTGATCAGGTGTTATTCATCAGCACTAATAACCGTAGAGTTAAGCCCTGGGATTATTACGGTGAAAACAGAAGAATATCACCGCGCACTATTCAGAAAATGATTCATAAACGAGGCATTGCAGCTGGCGTTCCTACCAATCAGGCTCACCCTCATGCACTACGACACCTTACCGGTACCGAATACGCAGAGGAAGACTTAGACATTATTACCCGTCAAACTCTGCTAGGCCATAGCGACCCGAAGACAACAGAGATATACACTCAACTCGCATTACGTAAGCTAACCAAGCAAGTCGATAAGGGTAATCCACTAGGAAAGATTACTACTGCAGTAACACCACTCCTTAACGCCCTGAAGAAATAACCTCTTACTATCACTATAGCGCTGGGCCAATTACCCCAGCGCTAAAGCAAACCCCTCTCTCACCAGAACCTAAAATTTACCAGAAAGCTTTACACAGACACGCCTTTGGTTCTTTTCTGGTGCGTGGAAATTATATAGTCTGTACCACCAACTAATAGATAATGAATGTTTGAGGGTGTGCGCAGCAACCCTTGAAACTCTCTTTTTAAACGGACAATAGCACTTTGGTTCGCGGGAACTCTTACTGCGCTTTATATACAAAATACGCAATACACAACCAAAACCACACGATAGAACACAGCCTGTAGCCACACTCATTTAATAAAAAGCGCAATAAAAAATAGAAATACAACTTAAACACACACTTACTGTACGAATATCCTGCAATCTACCAGCATCATGCATTATCATTAGAAGGGGTGGGGGCTCGGCAAGTATAAGGGCTTTCTCAGATAGGGTAGGGTGGGTACCAGCATATCTGCACTGATTTTAAACTTCGTTATAAGGCAAAAATCATGAGTGAAAGCGCGGCTGAAATAAATTCGCTGAAAATGGCCGAACTGAATAAGCTGAACTTACCTAAGTTTTGGCGAGAAATATTACAAATCGCTGGCCCTGATATGTTTATAAAAATTTGGCGTGTCGCCAGCTGCCCCGAAAACCAGTGGAAGCAAGATAAAATTTACGTACCTTCCATTAAGAAGTACCAAGAGTTTCAATGCGTACAAATCATCAAATGCTTCATTGAAAGCAACATGTCCTGCACCGAGATAACCAAAGAACTAGAAAAACATGGAATGTCCCGTTCTCCTGATACAATAAGACGAATAGCAAGAAAGTACGATTTGGGGGAAGTACCCCTTAGATAGTGATTTTAGGAACTAACAATGACCACTTGTGTAATATATGCGCGTGTTTCCACTGCGAAACAAGCCGAAAAGGAACTTCCTGTTCAAAGCCAAATAGATAAATGCCTTTCCCACGCTAAATCGCTCGGGGCCGATGTGAAGAAAGTATTCACAGACGAAGGTATCTCTGGCGCCACTGATAACCGTCCTGCATTCCAACAAGCCATTTCATACTGTGAAAACTTCGACGTTGATTATTTTATCTGTTGGAGTACTTCACGCTTTGCCAGGAATGCGCTTGAAGCAAAGCTAAATAAGCGACGATTAGCGAATAGCAGTACCAAGATAAGCTATGTATCCCAAAACATCGACAAAGGCGATTCTGGCTTTATTTACGAGGGGATTTTAGAGCTATTCGACGAGTACTATTCTCGCCAAGTTTCACAAGACACTAAGCGTTCAATGATCGCAAATGCCCAAAAGGGCTATTTTAATGGTGGCTATCTAACATTTGGGTACCAAGTTGAAAAAGTACTGGGAGAGAAAAATAAGACCAGGCTAGTTCCCAACCCGATGGAAGTTGGCACTGTTAACCGAATATTTGAATTAAAGCTTTCTGGCTATGGTGGAAAACAAATAGCTGAGCTACTTAACGCTGAAGGGCGTCTTAATCGTGGTAAGAAGTGGAATAAGACTTCAATTCTTGGCTTGCTGCGCAACGAACGCGTGGTTGGCCGTATCGCTTTCGGCAAAAAAGGCCGCGATGGTTCACTGCCTCGTTCTGAATGGATAGTGGTAGATAGCCACGAACCGATTGTTGCTTTCGAACTGTACGACGCTGTGCAAAAAACAATGGATAGCCAAACCCAAAAAGCGGTGCGAGAGGGCGGTTCACCCAAAAGTACTCGTTTCTTTACTGGCCTATTGAAATGCGGCAAATGCGGTAAGTCTATGAAGATAGAAAAGGCAAAAGGCGCGACAAAGACTTACTACTATTACAACTGCAGCACTAAACAGGCTGGTTTGGGCTGTGAAGACCGTAGAATTAATTCAGCCATATTCGACCCTTGGATGACTGATGTTATCTGCGCAGAAGTGCTTACAGAGCGAAATTTGAAAGACTTGCTATTGCAGCTTAACGACCTGTGCGGCTCTTGGGCGCAAAAAAAGCGAGACAGATGCAACGAAATTGTTCAGCAAATTAAAGAGTATGAGCGCAAGAACTCACGCTTGTATGAACTACTGGAAGACGATTCAGGCATTTACAACGTACAAGACCTTGCACCGCGTTTACGTTCTAACAACGAAACGATTAGGAAATTAAATACTGAATTAGCCGTGGCCGAAACGGAAAAACCACCACAGTTAGAAATTTCTGAAACTGACCTTACCGAATTGAGCGAATTGCTGGTTGATATCATCAAAACCACCAATAACCCGGGTAAAGTTCGTGAATTCTTTAAGACGTTTATTCACAGCATTACGCTGCAAGACAATGAAATTAAAGTGAAATACAGACCGGAGGCACTTATTACTGTGAACTCTGAAATAGTTCCCAGTGAGAGAAAGTGGCTCCCCCTCCCCGACTCGAACGGGGGACCTGCGGATTAACAGTCCGTCGCTCTAACCAACTGAGCTAAGGGGGAATCGACACCTAAGTTGTTGCTGAAGTTGGCTCCCCCTCCCCGACTCGAACGGGGGACCTGCGGATTAACAGTCCGTCGCTCTAACCAACTGAGCTAAGGGGGACCTGTGCTTCAACG